TGAATAATCGTCAAAGGCCGCCGTATTTACTTCAAATCTATATGAGCCGAGAGTTGATAATGTCATTAATCATTTAGGAAAGAACGAGCCCCAGCCTGAGCCTCTTCAACAATGTCATTAAACACCGTTCTAACTTGCTCCGCTATGGCCTGAGCGTCACCGCTAGACCCATTGATGTTAAATGTTGCCGTGATATTTTGCCCGCCCATTGACGCCCCAGCGGTTGCTAAAGCGGGCTGAGGTTGAGCGGCTGGGATTAATCCTCCTAGCCCAATTGATGCTGGAGCTGGAGCCCCTTGAGGTGTGGCCGCTTGCCCCTGAGCCGAGCCCTGAGGGTTAGGCAATAAGAAATTAGAGATAGCCCCAGCAATCCCGCCAAGAGCTTGCCTCACGCCTCCGAGGATGTCTCCATCTTTTGCAAGTTGAATTCCTTTCCCTAATGTATCCATCATCATTTTTCCGCTTGCGGTTAGATCAGCCAATGGACCCTCTTTAGCGTCACTAAATGGAAGCATATTTCGGATTTTTCCAAACACCCCAGTAACTGCATTCCATAGATTTTGGGCAGCTCCTAAAATTCCATCCTTAATTGCATTAACAAAATCGGCTCCAGCCTGTAACGCATTAGAGCCAAGATTGGAGAACCAAGAGCCAATGGTTGATGTGAAATTAGAAAGTGCCTGAGCCGCTCCAGTAAGTCCATTCATTAGACCTTCCCTTATTGGCTCGCCTATATTCCAAAGCCCGCTTCCGATTCCTTTTAATGCTCCACCAATAAGATTTGGAATGAACTTAAGAGCTGGAACAATTACCTTTCCTAAAAGAGCTTTTAATCCTCTGAATGGGGCAAGGATAATATTTAAAATTAAATTCCCTAGACCTCCAAGTAATCCAGTCAAAAGATTTCCTAGCCCACTTATTAATTTTGGTATTTCAGTTTTTAATCCATTCCAGAGTGGAAGGATGACCGCCTTGTGTATCCAGCCAAGGCCAAATATATTAACTACCAATTTATAAAGAAGATACAAACTCCCTTTGACTAAATTGAAAATTAATTTGAAAAGATTTTGAATTCCCCAAATGACGGTTTTAATAATTGTTCCGACTATTTGGAAAGGTAGAAGAATTATAAATTTGGCAATCCTTAAAACAGCACCAAGAATATTTCCAAAGAATCCTTGGAAGCCTTTCCATAAATTTGATAAAGCTGTATCAATTAATTTTGTGTTCCCTGTAACTAGGCCGCCGATGAGCTGGAAAAATCCTTTAACCATATTCCACGCCCCTCGAAAAATTCCAAAAATTGAATTGAATATCTGAGTTATTCCATTTCTAAACCAGTCACATTTTTTCCATAGCAATACGACCCCAGCAACAACAGCGGCGATTCCAGCAATTGCCAAACCAATTGGGCCTGTAGCAGCGGCCCACATAGCTGTAAATTTGACAGATGAAATACTTGCCCACAAAGAAGCAAGCTTCATATTGCCAACCATTGTTCCCAGACCCGCATTCCATAATCCGACGGAATAGAAAATGAAAGGAAGGGCAGCGGTTAAAGCGGCAAAAGCTCCACTCAATAAAAAGACTGCCTCACCAAGACCGGGGATTTTTTCAAATAACCAAGCAACACCACCAACAACTTTTGCAAGTCCATCCGTTAATTTCGTCAGGATTCCTGTTAAGTCTCCGCCCATGGAATGCTGTAAACCTTCCCACGCCGATTGCAGCCGTTTAAAAGCACCCGCCAAGTTGTCATTCATTGCCTTAGCAGTCTTTGAAGCGTGACCCTCACTATTTGCTAACAACTCAATTTGTTTTTGAAGTTCTCCAGTCGCTGCCTTTTCTTGGAGAATCATTCCAGTTGTCGCCGCTCGCATCCCAAACAGATCCTTTTGCATTGCGAGTTGTGCCTGACCAGTAATGTTTTGATCACGCATGGCCTTATCTATTTCCGCCAATAGATCGGCCATTGGTTTCATTTCACCATTGGCATCTTTCACAGAAACGCCCAACTGATTCAATGCACCGTCCGCCTGTCCTGATGCCATTCGGAGCATCATGGCCCTCAAGTGAGTTCCAGCCTCTGAGCCTTGAACGCCAGCATTTCCGAGGATGTCAAGTGAAGCGGCTAAAGATTCAATTGATTGATTAGCATTTTTAAAAGGCGGACCCGCTTTTGCAAATGCTTCGCCGAGCATCTGGACGTCAACATTTCCTGAGACGGAAGCCTTACTTAAGAGGTCTACAATTTTTGTAGTTTCTGAGGCTTGCATTCCAAAGCCACCGAGAACATTCGAGGCAATATCCGCCGCCTCGGCCAGTTCCATTTTTCCAACTGTGGCCAGATCTAAAAGACCGGGTGTTGCGTCCAGTATTTGATTTGTTTTATATCCAGCCTGAGCGAGGAACTCCATCGCAGCGGCTGATTCTTGAGCGGTGTATTTTGTTGTACGTCCTAATTCTTTTGCAAGGTTTGTGAGGCTTGCTTGTTGTGCCGCTGTAGAATCTCCGACTTTTGCAAACACGGCGTCCATGGTTTGCTCGAAACCAGCCACCACTTTCATGGTGTCAACCATGGCCAAGCCAATTCCTGTGGAAGCAACAGCCGCCGCTCTCCAAGCGGGGTTGTTGACCACGTTCATCATCCCCTGTTGACCCGCTGCAAAGCCGTCGTTGAGGTTTCTGCTGACCGTTGTGCTCATGCCTCGAACTGAGGCATTAGCTTGTTTTATTGATTTATTGAGGGACCCAAGGACTTGCCCACCAATTTTCAAAATTATGTGAGATTGGCCCTTGGCCATTTACTTCCTCCGTAGTTGTTTTTTGGTTTCTTTAGCGACCTCGGCCTCTAGTTTCTGAGCAGCCTTAAGCCATTCATAAATCTCAGTAACTGTTTCATCGAGGATTTCGCTAAGGCCCCATCCTGTTAATTTTGACAGGATCAGGACGGCTCTTCTGAACTCTCCGATTTCTGGCCGCCCGACTGGGTAAAAGTTGCGATCATCTCACTTAGTCGAGTTAGATCTGAGACGTCTAATTCATCCAAGGTTTCTGGACCACACTCACATAAATTTTGGAGCATGGTTTTTGTCCTTTGAGCTTCAGAGACGCCCTTGGCTTCCTGTTCTTGCATAGCGAACAAGTCCCGACCTTTAGGCCGACGCACTGTCAAATATGAAACAGTGGCCCCAGCAATTGTGATTGGATAATCGAGGTCAACATGAACGGTGGGAGACTTATCCGCCGTTGTTGTTTTCTTGGTGGTCATGTTTGGTGGGTTTTAGTTTTAAATACCGAGAGCGGTCCGCATAGATGCGAGCTGATCAGTACCGCCGATTAAGCGAGTCATGTTCTCTATGTCAATTTCGATGAGATTTGTTCCACCGATTTCAACTCGATAATATGAAACACCCATAGTGAAATTGCACTCTGTCAATTCTCCAGACTGGAAAGATCCCATGTCTAGTTCCTTGATGCAACCTCTGAGGTTGATAACAATCGCCACGGCATCCTCGCCGGGTCGCTGCATTGCTCCACGGGCTGTGAGTTGAACAGCGTTTGTATCTTGGAGGCCCCATTGTTGAATGAGTGCCTCGTTGTATTCAGAAACAGTGAACTCGGCCTCCATGGCCTCGGAGCCCATGTCGATGTAATAAGGGGCATCCATTCCGCCCGCTCTGTACTCCTCAGATTTAGTTGAGAGAGTAGGAGGTGTTAACTCAGTAACCCTCCCCGCATACCCGACACCATCGACGGATAATTGGAAATTTTTTAAAGTTCTTGGAAGCATGAATTAATCCTCAATCAAATAGGGCTGATGTGATGTAGCCATTAGTTAATTGACTACGGAAAGTGACTCTCTCGGCTGGGTAGCAAGGAGTGAAATCGAAGTCGAATGTGACCTTCCCTGCCGCAATATCCGCTGGAGTGTTTTGCTCAGGATCAACCCAACACTTACCTCCAAGAATTGCACCCTTAGCAATGAGCGTTCTTAGATACGCATCAACTCCCTCTTTTACATCTTGAAGATAGGTTCTATTAATACATCTATCAACAGCCCACAGATGAGCCTCAAGAATAGATTGATTGATCATGTCAGCGGTTCTCCTTACAGAAAGGAACGCCCACTTAGAATCGTTTGAAGTGGATCTATTACCCCAAAGTCTGTATCCATCTTGACGGATTATGACTCCAACTTTATTTTCGTTCAATAAATTCGCTGCACTTGTCGAGGAACCAAGTTGGAAAGGAACAGTCCTAGCAACTCCAGAAATTCCTGAAAGAGTTTGATTGGAAGGACTCCACCAAAAACCTTTTTCCTCATCAGTCTTAGCTATCAAGCCAGCAACTCTGGAAGACGCTGGAAGATTTACATAAGTGCTAGACACTGTGTCGTAAACCCTAACGTGTGGATCAATTACATAAATCCTTGGGTTTGAATGCAAGGCTGCATAAGCCTGAGCAGCGGCGTCTGTAGTGTTTGGACCGTCCGCAATAATAACAGCGGCCAATTGATCAGCGATTCCTTCGAGCTCAGCCACTACAGGATTTTTCAAAGTTCCTGTGTTTGCTGTTGCAGCGGCTGATGATCCACCACCACCTGAGAATGAAACTGTAGGAGCTGATGAATATCCATTACCTCCATCGGTAACAGTTACAGCGGTAACAACTCCAGAGGCATTAACTGTTGCTGTTGCTGTTGCACCGTTACCGCCGCCGCCTGAGATTGAAACGCTAGGAGCTGATGTATAACCAGAGCCCGGAGTTGTGACGTTAATTGAAGTTATTCCGTCTGTTACTTGGCTTGATGTAAAGCCGGGAGCAATAAGAATTTTTGGATCAAATCCAACTTCCATTTTTGCTGCTAGAAGGGCATGGGCTCCTGTGTATCCAGTAGACGAGCCGATGACATTACTCAAAACCTGAGCGTCAGTTCCTGTGCTATCAACACGGATGACGACTACAACAGCCCCAGCGGAATCAAAGATGCCGTCCATTGCGGCGGGAAGTGTTCCAGTGGTTCCAAGCTTGCCAGCCTTGGTTCTATCCCCTGCAACTAATACAGGTGTATCAAGTGGAAAAATTGAAGCGTCGGCTGCTGGAGCTGTTCCTATTACGCCAATGACCCCAGAGCGAACTGTTTTTATGGGTCTCAAGCCGGAATCAATCTCCAACACCTCAACGCCATGCAAAAAAGATAAAGACATAGTGCGAGTTGAGAATTACCTCGATGTTGACATGTTATCGAGACACGGCGTTAAAGGAAACAGCCGCTGTTGTCTTTCCTATTGTATCCGCAATTCGGGAGGACTAGGAAAAACCATATTAAAAGACAAGATAATCCTGTCTTGATCTGATTGATTTGGCTCAGTCCAATGTGGCAACCAACCGGGAAAAAGAAAAATATCTCCAGCCTTAGGTTCTATCTTTTGCTGTGTTCCTAATATCGGAAATGTCGATTCTCGAAAGGGTGATTGTGCTTTTGTAGTCCAAGACGGATCTTGAAAAACAAGCTTTCCACAATCCTCTGGAGTTTGCAGATAACACACTCCACTCAATAAATATGGAGCATGATTATGAATAGGAATAAAACCGCCTTTAGGATAAATCGTTGTCCATAAATGATCCAAGCGGAAATCTTTGACAATCCAAATATCAGATAACAATTTCAAAGCTTGTATCTGAATTGCTTTTGAAATTGGTAGCCACTTTTTTTCTTCTAATAAATCAAGGTTATTAAAAGAAGTAATTCCATCTTTATGAAAATCTTTAAAATCATAAGAAGATTTTTTTTGATTCCATCCATGCGACACTAAAGAGGCTGGCCCGTATTTATTAGATGTCCTTTTAAATTCATAAGAAAGACTAATGCCAAGCTCAATTTCTTCCTTAGAAAAAGCATTTGATTTATTCCATATAGGAACAGGAAACAAAACCTGAGGCATTTATTAACCTAATACGTCTGAATCAATTTTTGCTTTTTCTTCTGGAGATAACATTTGTCCATTTCTAATATCAACACCTACTGGAGGTGTTGGGTATCCTTCCCATTTTTGCTCGGCCTCATTCCATGAAGGCTGAAACTTGCATTCTGGAGGACAAGGAACAGGCGGCTCCATTCCACCCCTTACCTCACTAAAAATCCATGATTTCTTTTCGGGATTTTTATCATAAAATTCATTCATGATATTAATCTTTGCCGCTTGCCTTTCAGCCTCGTTTTTCTTATGAACTGTATAAATCTTCTGCCAAACATCTCCCACTAAATTCAAGGACAAATCACCTTTACCATCTGCCAAAACTACATACTCATGCCAATCTGGAGAGGGTTCCTCGACAGGTTCAAAAGGTTCAAAATTAGATGGTAATTCTCCATTTCTATATCCATTCTCAAAATAACCAATAGACCTAACAGAATTAACATCCATTGGATTCCCTACAGGAATACCATTTTCAATTTTGATATAAAAAGGAGTTTCAGTAGACAACATAATTAAGATCCTACGTTGATTGTGTACCCCTGAGAGGGGTTCAGTTCTTGGGTGTTTGTATTTGGAAAAGATCTACCTGTTCCATACACTTCACCATCCCAAAGAATTCTAACCGCACCCATTGAACCGTCGCCACCCCCTTGAGAGGTTCCCGGTCCAGCTCCGCCGCCACCGGGCCAACCCGCTGTTCCTTGATTACCCATTCTTGAAAAACCCCATGGGTTTTCTCCACAACTACCGTTAAAGCCACATTGATAACCTGAATAAGATCCAGTGTCTTTAGACCCACCTTGGCCACCTAGACCATTATGACCGGGACTCCATTCTCCATCCCATTTTCCTCTGTCTTGTTGATAACTTCCAATGATCATTGAGGTTCTACCATCTGACCCCTGCCCCCACCAACCAACACCGCCGCCAGATCCAACACCATGAGTTGATGAGTAAGCATGGCCACCGCCACCGCCACCGCCAGATCCATTCTGATTGCCTTTTCCTCCTCGGCCTTGATAACCACCTGCTCCGCACGTTTCAGACCAGTCAGTCCCTGCCCGACCTTGGCCGCCACCATCTCCAGACCAGCCGCCGCCATAGACTTGGCCGCCTTGGTTATCTCCATTTGGCTGCCAATCAGTGGGGTGGCTATTTGACCTTGAACCGCCGCCGCCGCCGCAAACTGTAGACTCGTTTATGAAATAAGATCTTCCACCCATTTGGTTGCTGCTTCTCCACCCTTTGTAACCGACGACCACTGTATATGAATTACCCTCAGCGACCGGGATATTGTTTTTCCACCCTAAGCCCCCAGATGAGCCAGCGTCATTAGCCCAACTTTGACCACTGCCAGCTCCGCCACCAATACAAACAACGTGGACTTTTTTTACACCGGGAGGACAGACCCATGTGTAAGTCCCATCGTTTCTGTATTGAGTTTCACCGGGAGCAAACCACCAATCATTATTTTTAATGTAATTGGTGTAATTGTTTAGCCTATAAACTCCGACTCTGGTTTCGTCTCCAGTGCCAAAGCAGTTTGAATTTTTGGTCATAGTTCTTTTGTGGGCGGAAAGAAAAAATAGAAACTAATTAGTTTCTATGTAATTTCAAGGGCAGAAACTTGCATGTCAAATTGACCAGCTCCACCTGAATGTAAAGCTCTAATGCTTTCACCGCTTGCCAAAATAAGTTTATTTTGAATAACGTCCAAGGATGTTCCACTTGGGATTGATCCAGTTTTCAAAATGTATTGAGCGGCATTTCCTGAGCCATCAAAAACTTGAATATCAAGAGCGATAGTGGAACCAGAAATGTTTGCAACATTACAAGACAAGACAATCGATACGTCGGTAGCCGCACCGCTTGGAGCTGTATAGATTGGGGTCATTGATGAACCGGGTGATCCGCCAGTTCTTTTAAATACTTCAGCCATGAGAGGAATGTTTTAAATAATTGAGGGTTTACAAGTTAGCCGAGTGCAACGGCAATTCCGAGAGTTGCTCGACCAGCAACTTGTGTGTCGGTGTACTGCTTAGTAGAAGCATGTAGAGCCGAGGTTGGATCTGCTGACAATGTGACATCGCCACTTGAAAAAGTCACGCTTCCAGTCATTGTGCCTCCTGTCAATCCTAGCTTAGTTGCAAGATTGTTTGTCATCGTTGTTGAGAACGATGCGTCGTCATTAATCGCAGCCGCTAATTCATTAAGTGTATTAAGAGCATTTGGGCTGGCGTCAACTAAAGCAGCTACAGCGGTATCAATTAAACCTTGAACAGCCGTTGTTGATGCTTTGCCATGAACCGCTGTATCAATAGCGTCCAAAGCGTCACGCATCCTCAAAACATCATCAGCCAGCAAGTTAGTTGGATAAGGTTTTTTGAGGTTTAAATTGGTGGTCCTGTCGTCTTGAATAGTCATTAGTTAAAAACTCCTTAGATGTAGATGGCTCGCAAGTTACGAACTCTTGGACGGAACTGTGGAGTTCCAGTGAGAGCCAATTTAATGGCAGTTGTTGAAAGGCCAGCGGCTGCGACTGAATACTTATATTCAACCCAACCATCACCTAATGGAGTTGAACTATCAAGAGATAGACCAGTCCATGTGGAAGAGCCAGCGTCATATTCAGGTGTGACCGTAGCCGTTCCCTGAATTAAAGCGTCAAAATAAATCTTGAGGCTTCCTCCACTTGTATTGAGCGTAAACGCTCTGGAGATGTATGTTGCCGCCGTATCAAGTGAGCCGATGTTTGTAACCATTCCGGGGAATGAAACAGGACTCAATTTTGAGGTTCCATTTAGAACCGCTTGGACACTCATAGTGTCAGTTACAAACGCCGCCAAGTTAACCCCTGTTCCTGAATCCATCTCGAAGATTTCTCCAGTCGATCTTGTGTATTTGAAGATCGTATTAGTCGCCGCACTAGGAAGATAAACAGGTGCGAATGGTTGAATATCTGACATGTTGGTGACAGATAAAGTACCAAGGTCAACTGTCTTAGAAGTAGATGTAAAGCTTGCAGCATTCAACCTAAAACAAAGATCCATATCTTGATGTGGAGTCCAAGTCTTAGCGTTTGATGAACTTAAAAGAGTTCCAATTGTGAACGGTTGAGCAGTAATCCAAGTCTGAGCAAATTGATCATATTTTCCAATTTCACCAATAGCACAAGCATGAGCAGCGTCGTCAGTCATGACCACAATCGCATATTCTCTATCGGCTACCAAGTGAATCAAGTTTGAGAATGTTGCAGTAACAAAAACATTATTAGTAGTTAATGAAGTACCCGGAATTACAGCCTCACCAATAACGGTGGCAGTAGGGAACCCATTATCTGTTTCTCTTATTTGAACTTGAACCTCATTGTCTGTATTTCCAATTTGAGTAAATTTCAAATCAACTGAACTAATTTGACGATCTTCTGTCAAAGCAAAAGTCTGAGCGAGAGGGTCCCAGCCACCCCACCAAAAAGAAGTAGTTGTGACTCTATTTCTTACCCATTGCTCAGTCCTTAAGGTTCCTTGTGCAAAGTAGCGGGCTGTTCCTCTACTTCCTCCAGCCCCTAAGAACTCAACTTCAACGTCACCTGATGGAACATTAGCTGGAACTGTAAAAGATCCAGTCAGCTCACCCGAGGCGTTCGCCTGAGGCATTGGTGACAATGTAATTTCATCACCCGCAAATGTAAGCCTTAAAAGATTTTCACTAGGACCAAAACCAGCAACCTCAAAAGCTACTGATCTCTGTCTCATAAACTCGATTACTTCACTAACAGATGAAACAAGTTCAAGAGTTTCAGTTGTCCATGTGGAGGACATATTTCCAGCTCCAATTCTTCGAGTGGAGTCTGTATTGGTAACTTGCTCATCAACAATTGTCCAAAGGTCGGTTGATGGGTTCAACGTCACTAGGGCTGGAATTGGTTCAAATGATTGATAAGGATTTATCAACATTGAGCCACTTCTCAAAAGCTGACTCAAGACAACCTCTTCTGTGTAATCCAGAGTTGATGTTGTTGTTGCATTATTTGTTGGCTCAACCTGAGTGATCGGAACAGCCATTTGCAAGTCGCCTGAAATCATCACGGCGTCCTGAGACTGTCCAAGATCTCTCAAGCTATCATCGTTAAACGGCTCGGAGAATGTTCCATATTTTGCGGCGGGCTCTTTTGATGCAAGGTCACGTTCAAGACGTTCTATTGCTATCAAGTCATGGAGGTTGACAATTGCCTTTTTGATTTTCCGCATGTCATCCATAGATGTGACTCGGGTTCCGATGTCATCCACCAATGGTGTGTGAGTTGACTTCCAGTTGTAATAAATAGAAGCCAATAAAAGGTCACTATCTGGAACAAATAGCAACGGAACCTCAGGATTAAATCTTGATGAAACTCCTTTAATTAAATTTATTTCTCCTGTTTTATTCATCGTCATGACGTCATAACGAGGAAGCTTCCAATTGTAATCAACAAGAATTAAAGTTGAAGCAACAGCACCTGTGACCTCAAAAGTTCCATTATCTTCATTTATATTTGCGGGCGTTACTGAATCCAAATATCTGTAAGTTACCGAATAAGTAGAACCGGGAGCTGGCTCGGCCCCTCCCGGACTCCAATCGACCTGATCAGAAGTTAAATTAAAATCTGTTCCCAGACTGTACGTCGTTCCGCCTTGAGTAACTGATTGAATACTTAAAACGGCGGTATCTGGAAGCGGGTCGGATGCTCCAGTAAATGAACCGTGTGAAATAGTAACGCTCTTTTCAAGAGTCACAACGCAATCACTAATCGCATTAAGTGGCGAATAGTTCAGAGTAACTGTTTGAGTTGAAGCCGTTGAGGAAGAATGAGGCTCATTATTAATGCTAAAAAGATCAGGATTTTTTGTGAAACTTTTCTGAATCGATGCTGGCTTGTCAACCTTATATCCTTCTACATTTCCTACCCCTTGAGTAACAGTGAAAAGATAATTAGTTCCAGCGGCGTTTGAACCCTGACTGACAACATTCAATCCTCTTACTGCATAGTTGCCATTTGAGTCTCTATCGTATCTAGCAATTAGCTGAGTTACTGAATCAAGCTGAGGTGGTTCAACCTGAGTGACTAGAGTGGCATTTTCTACCGCATAAATCTGATAGAAAGTTCCTGAGCCGCCATCTCCAGACCAGCCCCAAACTAATTCTCGTTTTGTTCTACCAGCACCGGGCTCATCGTAGTTTCGTGTCCCTGTTGCTGGATCTCTAAGAGCTGATGATTCAACCTCAGTGACTTCTGAAGTTGTAACCCTAACACCAATTGAAAGCTGTCCACTCGTCGGGATTGTGAACGTAGTGCTTGAAACTTCTCTAACAGCTCCAAGAACGTAAACCGCTCCAGCGGCCATTTGGACTTGTCCAGTGGCGGCGTCAATAGTCGCCGATCCATCACGGACAATTGATCCATCCTTGAAAAGGACATTAGAGATCTTTTGAATTCGATCACTAAGGATGGACTGAATTTCATTTAATTCAGCGGATTGCAGACCCTTAGACGCCCTGAAAAGTAAATTGTCATACTTATCAGCGACGTTGAATCTGTTGTAATACCCAGCGAGTGTCATAGTTTTTTCTTAGTTTTTAGAACTGGAGAACAAATTCAAAAGTCTCTCTCGTTGCGGCGGTCCTGATTATGGCAGCTATATGTTCTACCAAATACAGAGTCCCTCCACTAGAAACCTCAGAAGTCGTAAAGAACTGTTGACCCGCTGGGAGCCCACCGTTCGGAGTTGTATCAAGGAAAATTCCTGTCTCCCTTATGGTAGCGGAACTAGCATCAGCAAAGTCTAAAGTGAATCTCAAATAAAGTTGATTTGTTTGAGTTGCTGAAACGTCATATCTTCCAGAGGGAAGTGAAATTGCACCCGTACCGGGAGCGGTCACAACAAAATCTTTTTGAGTTGCAACTCTATATCCAACTGCTGTTGTTAGAGCCGAGGATGCTGTTGATTCTGCGGGCGTTGTTGTATCCCATGCGGTTTGACCTGAGCCAATACCTAGATAAATGTTTCTTGCTTTAACGGATGCGGCGAGGCCAGCTCTTCCGTCTTGTGTAAGAGTTGCCATGTTAGTTTTTGGCCTCCATTGTCAATGTCATGTTATCGGTCCTAGTTAATTGTGGGAATAGTGTTTTGTCGAAATTGACAACGAGGATTGAATCCAGATGGTATTGGTGTCAAACCAAGCCGCCCGATCCTGATGGGTGTCATCAGAAACAATCCACTGACCCGGTGTTGCTGTTTGCCATGTATTAGCAACAGCATCCAACCATGGCTCAGTAGAAGACCAATTAATTACAGTTTCCCACGTTTCAGGCGATCCGTCATAAATCCACCAAGGAGATTCAAGACTTTCATCAATCCAATCGCCTGTGGAGGCTGTTAGATAAACAGGGGCTGTAAATAGTCCGACGTCTTGCCATGATTGCCAATTATAGCCAGTACCTAATGAATAGGAGCCAGCGAGACTTCTGTGATGTTGTCTCTCATGAACTGTTTCGCCTGTATATGTCCAGTCAAAACCATTTCTATGTCCATAAGAGAGAACCTCTTCTGTCCAGTAACCCTGAGCATCGTTCCAAGAAATTCCTGTCCATTGCTGGTCGAGGAATAGTCTTGAAGCAAATGGCATCCAGTGGAGCTGACTTTCCCATGTAGACTCGAACGCTCTCCAAACAAGACCTGTTGATTCCCATGTCTCGGTTCCTTGCCAGTCGTGAGTTGGAGCTGAGAGTTGAGCACCTCTCCAATTCTCTGTCTCTTGTTGAGCGAGTGGACCCCATGAAAGTCCGACCTCATGATGAATTGCTGTCTGATAAAGGACATGCCATTCCTCACTAAGAACACCATCACTAAGAGTAAATTGACCATAATTATCAGTATCAGTAAATAAGAATTGAGCATTAGTTCTTTCAGTTAATCCAACATTTGCTGTGTTCTGAGCCGCTGTAAATGTGGTCTGATAAATGCGATCAATTCGATCATTCCATTCTTGATATTCCCACCGTTGAATATGCTCACTTAAAACATTTTCACCTGTGGCCGAATCAGCATCAGAAAGAGTAAATGGACCGTCGCCAAATTCTTCCTCATGACGAGCGGCAAAACAAGTATTAGTTTCAGAAAGAATTGAATAATCTGAGAGATAAATTCCAGCCTTTGCAAATTGCAAAGTAGGAAGCATTGAGAACTCAATCCATGAAACTGTATTAATCCATTGAGGTGAAGGATCGGGAGGCGTTCCAATATTTCGCCAAGCTCCGACAGAGTTCCAAGTTTCGGTCCCTTGCCAAGATATTTCGACAAGTAATCCACTGTTCCAATCTGGAACACCGAGGAATGGATTTAATCCCCAGAAATGGCCGAAATGTAAACGGCTGATAGTGAAAACATCTTCCTGTAAAAGATGCCACCACTCATCGAGAATACTTTCACTTAATACAAAAGAATCCTCATATTTATAAAGTTCTGCCTCTATATGTTCTTTAGTTCTAAATATCTGAGTTTCTTGAATTGCTGGATTTCTTTGGTGATCTCTACCAAAAGAAAGTTGAGGCCAATCAGATTGAAGATAGACCCCTGAATGATCACAAAGCCAAGACCCCGAACTTAATTCATGATCGTCTAGCCAAAATCTTCTAGTGTCATAAGTTCCACCGTAAACCCTAAAAAGATCAGAGCGAGCTGGAGCTGATAAGCGACTTATTCCAATTACATTTCCAATAAATTCCAAAGATGCTGGAGCCTGATCCAAGCCAAGTTGAAATTGAGCCCAGCGAATTGTTCCCGCTTCACTCTCTTCTAAAATTGCTGTAAAATTAATCCAAGTAAGAGCCGTCTTAATTGCTTGAGGCGTTCCCCTGATTCTTTGCCAAACAACACCCTCGGCCAACGCCGTTCGAGGGTCTGGAAGATATGGCAATAATTCTCCAAGGCCATATTCATAAACAAGCCATGGAACAACATCATTAGGAATATTCTGATATTTTGCATCCCTTACCGATGGCAAGGCTCCCTCAGTAACCGACAGAAAATCAGCGGCGGTTGAAATATCAATTTCAAGCTGAGTAGCGTTAGAAGGTAAAAGCTGCGAGGTCGTCATTTATCTGTCATAACCTCCAAGAGTAATATTCACACTATTCAAAGCAACAGCGGCGGATGGACCTACAACAATATTTGAAGTTGGAGAACTCAATTCAACTCTTTGAACACCGCTTGGATGTAATGAAGAAATAAGCCATGAAGTTGTAAGGTCCCAACCCAAACCAACAGCCGCATTAAAAGCAGTTGTCAAGGTTGCTTCCAATCCTGTAAAAACAGAGCTCGGAGTATCTGGATATAAATAAACCACGGCGGTCACATCCGCTGGAGTAATAGTTGCACTGACTGTATTAACCGTATCAGTTAAAACTCGAACGGCGTCTCCCTGAATATGTGTATTAACTTCATTAACTAATTGACTTGTTGCCGTTCCATCTGAACCTTGATTTGCAATAGCGGTCAAGATTCTTGTTTTTAAATCTGCGTCTGTTTCTCCAGTTGTTCTTGTTAATCCGTAATAAGTCGCCGACGTATCCAACGCTGTTCCAGTTTCACTTTCAACTTTAATTCTTTCACCTGATAAAACAGCCATCTCAACGACGCCCGGACTTGGAGATGAAACCGCCACATCTTTCAATCTTGCCGATGCACTTAATCCCTGATAGCGATACCAAGACGCTCCGCCCGCTGTTGAACTTCCTTGGATTCTTAAAACAATCCTCTCTCTTAGATCAGCATCTGTTTCACTTGTCTGTCTTGTTACTCCATAAAAAGCCGATAACTGATCAAGATCTGATCCACTAGAAAAGGCAATCAATGTTGCTTTAAAAGAATCATTAATCCTACCTCTTAAAATTAATTCTCTAGCCGCTGCAACCTCTAAAATTTTTATAGCTGGGTCTGATTCTAAAATTGCCGAATAGCTCGGATCTCTAGCCACTAAATCAGAAACCATTCGAGCCAAAATAGTTTCATAATCCAAAGCCTCAATCAGGGCTGGAGCTGGCAAGCTGGAAAGATCTAAAGCCATTAGATTGTGAACCCCTCAAGAAAAATTGTTTTACCGTCAACTACATAATCCATTGTTAGGTCCATTGTTACTGAACCGGGATCAACAGCTCGGATCTGAACCTTAGTCAACTTCACTCTAGGTTCCCACCTGTCGATGGCATCAGCAACAGCCGCCCGCATATCTGCAATCAATGAATCATTAACAGGTCTATCAACCAAGGATGGAATTAAACTCCCATAGTCTCGACGATAAACCCTTGTACCAATTCGGGTGGCCAGAATATCCCTCAGGCTTTGAGTCAAATGACCAAGGCCGTCTAGATCTTTTCCAGTTGTCGAGCTCATCCCTTGGACTGACATTTAATTGACTTGCCTCATATAAAGTTTATCTTGTAAAACCGTTAAGGGTTTAAATCAATTCGATTAGCTTTGAGTTCCATGTCTCCCTCCGCTGTTATTTTAATATTTCCAGTAGCTTTTATTTCAATATCACCTTTAACATCTAAAAACAATTTTTGATTTAATTGATCATATTCAAGAGTAGTTCCAGTTATTAAAAAGAAAGCTCTAAGACGAGAATGCAAACGGTCATATTCTAAAAATGTTCCATCTACAAATTGACGCCGATGAACTGTTCCTCTAGGAATCGCCACAGGTGGAATTCCTAGAGTTCCATATCTTGCCCCATTTAAAACTATTGCTTCATTTATTTCACCGCTAGGACATAGGAGGGTGACATTTTCACCAACCTCTGGAGGGTCCCATGTTGCACTCCCTAAGTTCAAAGCTCTATCAGCCATGAACGGAATCCAACCTGTAAGAATTGAACCGCCCGGATCTTCTTTTCTACCAACCCGAACTCTTAAAACTCTTTTTAAATAGTCAGCCTCTTCAACTACTCCATAACGCACAAGGCTATGAATATTTCGAGCGGCGTCTGAGTTTTCAAAATCTCCAACGCCCCCCGAGCT